CTTTCTTCTTTTATTCTACTATAAAGACTGGCGAAACAAACGGAGGGGTTAGAGGCTCATTCATCTTGTGACAACGGCTCCGGAGTTCAAATCAACATTAGAGTTAACAATTTTTCTGTGAGAACGTTCCAGCAAGTCTTCTTCAAGATTCTGCTCTAACCATACACCTCGTGTTGACCAGAGCAGGACCTTAATTAGTTCCGGTTTCTGCTTTAATAGGGTTTTACTAGTTTTCCTTCTATAACGGGTTGTTTTGCTTGTTTTTCCTTACAAGGTTCTTTATGTCAGTGTTCAATTAAGTTCGGCGGTGTATATGACGACACACGGCCTAGGCAATATAATGCCACTAAGTATACATTTTCGCTGCATACTAGAGCGCCATAATTTATGCGTATTATGGAACGAACATACATTAGTGCTGTATATTAGAGCAGATCGCTTTTATTATTACAAAAGCTTAAACTCGCACGACATGGTCTTCCTAATGATTTCCTGTCACATTTCATATCAAACGGGTAGCGTTGTGAATTCGCATTTTATGATAACCCAGAGGCAGTCTTCTTTAGACTGCTGTAATACGCATTGCTGCGTACACAGTCGGAGCCCCAGCCGTAAAAACATTGGTCAAAGCAATAGCTATTGCTTGTGAACCATTTACGGCAACATATTGACTCACGTGGAGACAAGTGGCGGTTTGCATTGTAGCAACTCCAGGAATACCACATGTCATCAAAGGTGAGTCAGGTGTTCCAAAGACAGTAATCTGTCCAGTGGTCAAAAGAGCAAGTCCAGTTGCTGATTGAACACATGAAACATCAACATCTACCAGGTAATTTCCCGCTGGTAATAAGATGTTTCCAGGATTTCCACCATTATTATTGACAGCGCCCAACCCGTTTGTTTCAACGGTTGCAATTGCAGGATTAAAGGGCACGCCAGTTGCACTAGAGGCAACATTGGACTGAGAAAACAATGCAACTTGATTATTTGCAGGGGCACCAGCGGAATTTTCTAACACAGGCACCATAAACTCACAAACATAGCGAACTCGAAGTTCACCAACTTCAACATTTGAAGTTACACCTTGTGTGGCAACATTAAGGTTTCCAACATCATAAGTCTTGATGTCAGATCCACCGGGCAAACCGGCTATGCGCACATACTTAGCGAGCATGTTTGATCCATGCAATTCGCGAGCAGGCAAATCAAGAGAAAAGTTTTCGCAAGGCATTGCATCTCTGTGTGGAATGGTATCTTCCATTTGTTGTTTAGAAGCAGGGGGAGGATCTGAAGCGTCAAAATCGACACTAAAGATAACTTTTCCAGCCTGTCCAGCAGTTGCGAATTCTGAAACTTCGCGACGGTAGAAAAACTCAAGTTTTCGAAACTGATATTTTTCCCACTGAGCTGCTTGCTTTGAAAGCCAAGGGAAGAGGAGAGCCTGTCCAGGATTAATTGGATAAGGTGTGTTGTTAAAGTTGGGTTGCGCAGCAACAGTAACAGCTCCTACAAATTCCTCATTTGCAACAACAATGGAGCGTGGTTTTGTTTGTCCAAAACTCGTTCGACCGAGACCTGATGGACCACCACCTCCTTTACCACGCCTTTGACGGCGAGGACCTGCACGGTTTGCTCGTTTGGCAGGTTTTTGTACAACAATAACAGTTCCCTTTTTGGGCCCACGACGTTGTTGATTGCGTCGTTTTCTTTGGTTCTTTTGCATAGGTTTAGTTCCTTTAGAAGCCATGCTTGCTTCTTTATCAAGCTTTATATATCTTTCTTGCGTTTCTTGATAAGATTGAGTATGTAAAATTCTCTTTTCTCCTGTGAACAGTGAATAATAAAATTCATCTGTTTGGATTTGACACTTTGCCATAATCCAACGTTCATCATTAAATAGGAGATGATCATAAGTGATCAAAAGATAATCAATTAAATCTCTACAAAATTTTCGGAATGGATAATCAGTCCAACCTACTTGCAACAAACACGTGACTCTTTGAAGAGTTGTTTCAGGTGTTATATGTAATTGTGGAGCATGCAATAAAGATTGCATTAATTTATTTCTATCATACAACGGGACTGCTCGTCCCTTAAGGAACACCGTATGGGCGGAGAGGAAGTCAAGATCTTCTGGTAAGCGTGGTTCTAATGAATCAGTTGTAGTTGTTACTCCAACGCTTTTCCATACTTCAATAACAGTTCTCCCATTATAAAACACATGTGCCCTGTCTGAAACAGTCCATGTGTTATCATCGCCTAAAAGAGCTTTGGCTGTGTGGATCTCAAAATTTTGATAACTACGCATCTCAATAGATGCTGTTTTTATCCATGCATAAGCCATAAGCATGTACAGTATAAGTGTATTGTCAGTAACTGTATTAACTGAACCGGAAGGATTACCCAATTTCTTGAGAATTAAAACACCTTCGGGGGTTAATATCAGTGTGTTCACTAAGTTGCGATAATATGTCTTTATCCTTTGCAAGTTAGCGGGGGTGCGATCTAGATCTCTTAAACAAGACCATCGAAATTTAGCACAAGCCCACATTAAGAACTCCCTGATTGAGGAATCATATTGTGATTCATCAAGTGCATATCCATTGTGAAAAGCATTCAACTTCTTGAAGAGCTTATCCCAATTACCTTTTAAAGGTGTCATTCCTATTGTGGAAGCGGACACCAGATGTGCACCATACATCTTTTCATTCATATCTACAAACAACCGATTACCATGAACGGTTGCATCAACGGCACCTGCTGCAAAGGTGCGGATGGAATTTTCTGCGATTTTCTCTAAAGGTCTAAGCTCTTCTTTCAAGCTTGATGAGAAAACAGTAGTCCATAATGGGTCCCAGGCTAATCTGTCAAAATCTGACTCTAACCATTCTTTAATCTTTGGGTCTCCATCGAAGAGTTCTCTTTTATGAACAAATTCTTCGTTAAATGGGCATCCTGAACTAGAGCTCATGTCTAAACGTGACACTGCTTCCTCAAGGGAAACAACTCTAGAATCCTTCATATAAGGATAAAACTGGCGACTCATATATTCATAAGCTTCATTAAGCATGAGTACATCTTCATTTGCCATATTCACAGTTGGTTTACCATATTTGCCTAGCGATTTATACGCGGCAGCCTGGTTTGGCACAGGTAATTTCCACTCGGGCACCATATCAATTTTCTCGGTGTCCATAAACATTTTAACTTGTGGATCAATTCCTCTTTTATTTTGATAGCGGGGAAACCTTTTGCAGGCCCCAACAAATTCGAAATAATCGGTACTTAGATACTTGTCGTGATCTTCGGATAAGTAACCGGATGGCCAAAATTTTTGGACATCATTAGCCAGAACATATCGGTCTGGATACCGGCCCCAAAAGGGGTTACTCGGATTTATTATTTCTAAAGGTGTTGGGGGCGCAACCGAAAATCCAGTCCTGAATGAATCGTGACTGGTCCCGCTTTTGCGTGTTCAATAATTTCTGGGGTGACGATTTCAAATCGCCCAAAATCAACTCCGTTTCCATGTGTCCAAAATCCAACGATATATCCATCGCGATCTAACACAGGTGCGGTACAATCACCTGCACGTGTTTGTGCATTGCAATATCCCATAGGACTAGCAAAACCAGTGATTGAATCAGGTTGATTAGCATTTCCATGACCATAACCAAAAACAGTAACAATTGAGGCGTCAACTAAAGGACGCATATGTGCACCACGAAAAGGACTTGGAAATCCATTAACGGGAAACGTTGCAAGGTGTTCACCAACTACTTGCATATCACATGCTTTAAAATCAATTGTTTTGCAATAATTAATTGCTCGGTATGTTAAGCTCAAGTCTTCAGACATTGAGTGCAAAACAACCCACATTTTATTTCCAATGTGGGTTCCAGTACATAAATACGTATTTCGATCTTGGTCAACTCTATAAAATTTATAAATTGCTGGTGACAGATCAGAAGTATTAAAAGACTGGGGCTTCAATGGTTTCGCATACGCTTGGCGTGCTTCATTTATCCATGCATTAAGCTCTTTTGCTTTTACCTTAACAGGTATCTTTGAACGCGTAATTTTATTACGAAGTAGGGGCTCAGTTGTTTTTCTGATTGGGGGTGGCACCACTTTTCCTTGGGGTTTAATATTTCTACCAACAGGAATGTAAGTGTAATTTTCTTCATAATGCCTATCTCCAGCCTCAAAAGCAGAATATGCTTCTTCATTATCTTCGTACTCATTTTCATCTGCTTTGAATTCGGGAATTCCGGACTGCACTAAAAAGTGTCTTCGGGGAGCTTTTCGCTTCACAGCATCACCTCTACGGGATACTGGAGCACCACGGCCTAACTTGGTTTTACCCTTGCCTTGTGGTTTAGCTTCCAACTCAATGTCCTCATCTTCCTCGGATTTCAAATATGAATTTTTAATCATGTACAATGCTATAAGCAAAGCAGCACCTTTAACCAGAATCTTTCCATTCCGTTGACACCATGTTTTAATATATGCAAAATACGCAATATTAAAGCCAGTCAAATTATAAAAGGTTGTTGCCCAATCAAAATTGATTCTGTTCGGATAAATCCCATCGCCAATATCAGCGGTGTTTATCGGAACTTGCCTTGTAGCAAGGATTGTTTGTTTTAGACAAACATCATGATCTTCTTGGACTTCCTCAGGTGTTCTATAAAAGAACTTTCGGACATCACTTGGGAAAGACAATATTTCTTGCCACATCCAGGTGATGGGAGGTCCAAGGTGACTTTTTACATCATCCACATAGGTTTTTAAACCTTTATCATCAAACAAGCCTTGGGCTTTGAGAGTTATTTCAACTTTCTCAATGTCTGGTGGATTAACTTCTTCTTCTTCAGTTTCACTTGAAGAGGGTTCATCATCATCAAAAATTGATCTTTGACCTGAACGAACCGCTCGAAGTTTGGCTGCAAACTTTGTATCCAAATTATCTTTCTTCTCTTCTTCCTTACCTTTGCCAGTGACTTCATCACCTGGTTTCAAAGGATTGACCGCCATTTCCGTAAAAAGGGCAGCAGGAGTACTATAAGTTTGACCTTTGTACAAAATCCTGCCTGGATGTGTTGCATAATAAGTGCGGAAAAACGAACAAAACCCATCAAATGGTACTTTTGTTGTTTCTTTTCGACGCAAATCTATTATGAGTGCCCTGGTGGGATCCTCAGTAAACAATTCAATACGAGTTCGAACAGACTGTCGTGCATCAACTTCATGAACATAGCTTTTATTTATTCCAGCTAAATCATCAAGGGCATCAGTAATTATATCTGCCTCATCCATACTTTTCATATGGAATTCGTACTCTCGTTCAGTTTGAGGGAGGTCATCCATTGAGACCTCATCATTCCACCACTTTTGCAACCAGGTAACTACCCACGTTGCATATGGCAATTTCTTCAAAACTTGAATAACTGGATCCAATTGTTGCAAAATTTTCTTAGCACCCATAACCGGGGCAAGAATTAAAATGCAGAGTGATAACAAACCTGTCATCAACATTCCTGCTTTATTTGCATCCTGTCGAAAACCTTGAGGGGCAAGATCTGCCATACTCAAGGTAGTTTTCTTAAACAATCCCATAAAAGAACAAGCAGTGGTAACAGTGCCTAACGCTGCTGAATACCACATATACCTTTGTGCGGTTTGCTTAAATTCTTTAAATTCAGTTTTTGAAAAGTCTTTAGCACTATCATACTCTTGTCGTGAGAAGTGCTTAGCTTCTTCGTACTCTTTCAATACAAATGCAGT